GCAGAAAGAAGCACTGGTCTATCTAAGGAATAACCACCCTGCCAACATGATACTTTATGGTGGAGCTGCAGGTGGAGGCAAGACAAGATTGGGATGTATATGGCAGATACAGAGGAGACTCAAGTATGCAGGCACTAAGTCTCTCATTGGTAGGTCTAAGTTAGATACTCTCAAAAAGACTACTATAGCGTCATTCTTTGAGACTACTAGACTGATGGGACTACAGCCCCACACTCACTACAATTACAACCAACAGAGCAATACTATCACATTCTACAATGATAGTCAAATAGTACTTGCAGACTTAGCTTACAAGCCATCAGATCCCCACTATCAGGATCTAGGAGGGTTAGAGCTTACAGACGCCTTTATAGATGAGGCAGCGGAAGTACATGAGAGAGCTATCACTACTGTGCTATCTCGTATCAGATACAAGCTCAATGAGTACAACCTGGTACCCAAACTGCTCATGACATGCAACCCATCAAAGGGCTATCTATACAATGAGTTCTACCATCCCCACAGAGAAGGTAGATTGAGTCCTGATAAAGCTTTCATCCAGTCTCTCAGTGCAGATAATTACATGCTGCCTGAGTCATACATGGGCATCCTCAATACATTGCCGGAAGTGGATAGGAAAAGACTATTATTGGGAGACTGGGACTTTGATAGTAGTGATGATAGACTGTACTCTTATTCTGAACTGCTCCGATGTTTTAGAGATAAGTCAGACAGTCTCACTGATTGCTATATCACAGCAGACATAGCGAGACTAGGAAAGGATAGAACTGTCATTTGTGTATGGAAAGGACTGCACCTGGAAAGGATGGACCTACATCTGCACAAGAGAGTGAATGAAATAGTGGACATCATCAAGAGACTGATGGAGGAGTATCAGGTCAAGCTGTCCAATGTTATCTGTGATGAAGATGGGATCGGGGGAGGTGCGGTAGATTATCTCCGTTGCCCTGGATTTGTCAATGGATCAAAACCTTTCAGACCTAACTACAAGAATTTGAAAGCTGACTGCTACTTCAAGCTAGGAGATATGATAGACAAGAATGAGATCACATTCAACAGCAAGTACAAAGATCAAATCACAAAGGAGCTAGAGCTAGTAAGAAGAGCCAATGTAGGCAGTGATGGTAAGCTGATGGTAACTGATAAGGAAACTATTGCAGCCAAAGCTGGAGGACTCTCCCCTGACATTGCAGATAGCATCATGATGAGAGCATACTTTGAAGTGAATAAGAGAGACGGTAGGTACTTTGTTGGAGGAGTAGCTGTCTAATTCTTTTTAGCTATTGCAGAGATACGGATTGACTGCTTTTCTTGATGTGCTGCCATGACAGCCATGATACCTCTCAGCTCCTCATAAAAAAACTGAGCAATGAACTCACCATTTTCATTCAAGATTTGCACTTTCTCCTCATCAATATACACCGTTGCACTGAGTAGCTCCTCATCATTATCATCATCAGGATTGATGAAGATACAAGGCTTGTAGAGGCCCATCTTTATGTAGGTATTATTCATAAGATCAGAGCTAAAATGATAACCAATATACCACCCTCCACCAGTGCAGCAGTTCTCCATCCTCTTATTCGTTTCTCTTTCTTACTAATAATGTCCTTTTTTTGGGATATATCACCCTCTAATTCTATGATATATGATGAATTGTGAGAAATTATCTCATTTAATGAGTGATTTATCACACTAAGATTATCATTGTCTGCCTGTAGATATTCCATCCTAGTGACTCCCATCACTACCAAGCGTCTCTCAATCCTTAAAGTATCCAGCTTTCTCAAGTTCACTGAGTCTTTTGATAGCTTTTGTGTAGCTGCTATCAATGGCAATGCTATCATACAGATAGATAGTATCAATCTTCTCATGGTATATCTCTTTGATTTTTACTCTTGTCTTGACAAGTGTGTCAATTCTTTGCTCTATTACTTTTTGTATTGAGTCATGTCTCACTGTCACTACTTCCACTCTCTTTCTACCACAGCTCTGAATGATTGCAGCTATCAATATAATTACTGCAATGCTTATCATGATTACTGCATCAATATACTTTGCCTTCATAGATTTTCTTGTTCTCTACATGGAAATTCTTTCCGTCTCTGTGCAAGATAGCAAAGCCATGATTCCACTGATTAGCTGGTCTATAGCGCGGTGATAAGTCACATAGACAACCAACAGACCATGTAGTGATGATCTTACCATTGATGTCTTTCTCATTGTGTTCAGATGTCTGATGCCAGTGTCCACAGATTGCATGACTCTTAGCTCTTAGGTAGAGACCTCTAGCAATGTTCACTGGAGAGAATACATTCTGCCCAAATTCGTGACCATGTACTACATTCAAGCTGTTGAACTTTGCAAATGTCCTACCATCAATCCACTCTACTCCATACTGATCTAGCCACATGAGAGACTGCAAGTTGAATGCATCTATCTCTACCAGTTCCGGTGCATGTGATGATAGGTATCTCCAGTACCTTTCCTCATGATTGCCCTCTTTATAGTACACTTTTTTGAATAGTGGGGATACCATCTTGAGGAATGACCTCACTGTCTCAAGCTCTTGTGAGAATGACCTAGATTCGGGATCCTTCTCCCACCTTGATAGGGTATGACAGTCAAGTATATCACCATTGAGATACAATGTATCACAGCCTTTCTCTAGTCCATAGGTCAGAGCAATGCTCAAAGCTTCCTCATCATGGTAGGGGAAGTGAATATCTTTGAGCAAAAGTATCTTTTCACCCTTGATATTGACTGGCATCCTCTTAACAATAGCTGATTTAGGCAGTGTGAAGTAGGGTGATTTAGCTACATACAGACTCTTGTCTGTTGTTTCTAGATGATTTCTAGAGCCTTTCTGTCCCCTAATTATTCTTATCAAATCTCTTGCTGACTCTGTATTCTTGTAAAGCTTGCCATGCTCTTTCTTTAGGAGCTTAGCAAGTGTCATGTGAGGCATGTCTCTATGATTTCTGCAGTACTCCTCTGCTGTCAATCTAGCTAAAGTCTTAGGTCTACTCATTTATTAGTGTATAGGTGAATACTCCCTTCCCACTATCCTTGCATTTCTTTAGTAAAAAATTAAAATCTGAGGGGTCAGCTATCACTTGACAGCCTGCACTCCACTTGTCTACTAACTTGCTCATCAAATTAGCGTTGGCTCGGTGTATATTGATCCCAAACATGCCCCTATCTATCACTCCCACAGTATCGGCTTTCTCATCTCTGTTGGCATCTCTGAATACATTCACTGGCATTATCTGTACAAGTGCCTCATATTTGCCTTGATGCAGTCCTATCCTCCAGCTATTTTTGTACTGCCCCTCTTGGAGGACAGCGGTACCTTTGGGATTGAGTAGATTCTTTAGCCAGTGCTTACCTGGTCTAGTAGTGGCATGGAATGAATAGGCCTTGTCCCCATCAATCAAGAAGATATTGTCACAGAAAGTATTGGGTACATAGTCTTTTGTTCTGATACCTACTATGTGAAATCTCTCCCATTGATAGCCCTTGATGGCGAACTTTTCCTGCAGCCAGGATAGGTTACTTATTGTCAGCATTCAGCTTTTTTATTTTCTTATGATAGTAGATGATAGTCATAACTCCCACCACAATAGCGACTAGACCAGCAATGATCTTAACAATGATCTCCACTTGCTCTAGGTTTGCTACTGATGCCATGCTTATTGATGTGACTGCACCTATTGTACCTGGTGTGTCGTTATTTGTTACCATTACTCTCTCTTTTTTTTAAGTCATTCATCATCTTATTGTAGAAAGATTTCATTTTCATTTCATACTCTTTCCTCTTGTCTACTTGACTGGTAGGAAGTCTTTTATTGACCATCGTAGTGTAGATTGTTTTAGACCTTGTGAGTACATCAATCCAGTCTGTGTATACAGTTGTGTATAGGGTGACTGATCGGGTGATGTATTGCTGCTATATTCAGGGAATAAAGATACATTTTGTCTGATGTAGTCTAGCATTCTCTGTGTGTAATATCTCGCGTTGTCTTTTGCTGCATCCATGAGCTTGTACAGTTCACTCTCGCTGATGCTTGTGGCATTCTCACTGTCTCTGCTGACTATATTACCATTGTCATGCTTGTATACTAGCAATGGATATAGCTCAATCATGGTCCACCACACTAGCATCTTTCTCACATATTGGTCAATGAGTGTCTCATAGTCCCCTGCAAGGGTGCCAGCTTGTGCATCTGCCTTGAGCTTATTAGTCAAATCAGTACCTAAATAGTTCACTAGATACTTGTCTTGTGCAAGATAGATGCATGGTCTGATGATAGCAGTGTCAACACTGTCATTGATTGCTGTATATTTCTTGATGAATGTCTCATCAATAAGTAGTATT